TCAGTCAATCAGCCCATGTAATCTAAGTGCCGTTTCAAGCGCCAGAATACGCTGCCGCGCCTGCTCCAAACCTGTAGCGATAGCTGCGACTTCGGATTGTGTGTACGTAGTGCCGACCGTGTATGACTGGTTAGCGTTGAATGAGCCAAGAAGTGGCGTACCTGTGGCTGCAGTCCATCCGGTATTTCTTGCTCCAATAACCTGAATTCCATCAACTGAATATGATGTTTTTACATCCAGCGGTGACGCAAGAGACTGCGATTCTGTTACGGTTTTCGATACGTAATCACTCTTAATGCCAGATACATCGCTTTCTACGCCATCCAGTCTTTGGTCAACAGTGACCAGATGCGCCTGAATATCGATAACCTCATCCAGCAAGTAATCAACATCGCTACGTAGTACGACTATCTTCCCTTCGGCGGTTGTTAACCTGACCTCAAGGAGATTTATCGCTTTTGTGTTTGCGGTGATTCTTGCATCGTGATCTGCCAGCTCGACGTCCTGTTCATCGTTTTTCACCTGAGCATCGTAAGCGCCCTGACCAGCCTGATTTGCCTTCCCGGCAATTGCGCCAACATCAGCACCCTGATTTATGACATACAGCAGGTAAGACTGGCTGAATATATTGCGTGGCAAAATTGAAGCATCAAGGCGCGTAGCCTGAACCGCGACAGGATTATTCAGTGATGAATCAACCATTACTCAATCCTTATCTGGCAGCCTGACAGAGTGACAGGTGACTTAGTGATAACGCGCAATTTGAAGCCGACATTTTTCCTGATGCGCCCTACTCGCTTCCACAAAACGCGTTTGTCGTAAACGAACGGTTCATTCTTCTCAATCATCTGCTCACGCCCGTAATTTATGCCGTCAGTGGTTGCAGAGAGAAAAAGGCGGTCAGCGTACTGCGCAACGCCAGTTGAAGATTCAACTTCAAGGTCGAAAACTCTGGCGTTATCCGCTTTGAACAGAGGAGTAAACAGCAGATGCTCCTGTTGCTTGTCGTACTGGCTGCTGATGTCGAATTGCAATTTCCCGGTCACGGACTCCAGCTTATCGCCGCACGTTATCTGATTGCCTTCGTAAATGAAGTCGATAGCGCGGTACACATCGTCATACAGGCCTGTTTTCAGCACACACCATTGCGGACCATTGACGCTTGAAGATGCGTCGTACACCAGAACATGGCGCGGAAGATGGATAATTAGCAGCTCATGCGCATCAAATCGCAGAGACTCCATCACACCATCAGCCAGTTCATCAGCAGTGTAGGAACGAAGGATTTTCTCAATGCTCGCGCTGGCGATTGGTGATACCTGACCAGAGCCGATGATATACACAGACGGCGCACCTGTTGCCGGATTGCTGATGAACGCATACGAATCAGCGAATGGCGTTTTGCAGTAAGTCCCGGCGATGCCTTTTTGCACCATCAGCGATGGCTGTGCGACATACAAAGCAGCACCAACGGTGGTTGCACCAGTCAGGGAGAAATATTCAATCGTCGATGAACCAAAGCAGACGATGAAGTCTCGCCATGTTCCGATGCCGATAATACCGTCAGGCTGAGACTCAGCACGATATTGTGCGCTGTATCGGTCAGGATGTGATTCGTCTTCAAGGTCAGTGATAAACCATGAATCAGTGCCGTCTTTTGACCACGCATAACGCCCACGTAAGCGCGTAATGTCGCGGACTGAACCTAACTCATACTGAGTGAATCCGCTGTCTGCAGGCCAGTTTGAGACGGTTTTAACCGTGCCATCATAGCGGTATTCTACCAGTTGACCATTAACACCTACAGCCTGAGATGTTCGCCCATGCGCCATTGATACGCGACCACTTCCGGCAACATTACCGACTTCGCTTTCTCCTTTGTACAGCTTGCCACCACACACGCGATAAACAGCATTCTGCGCCATGTTGTACTCGACGCCTCGAGATACACCGTTCACATCAGAACGTTTGGCAATGCCCGGGAATGAGCGAAGATATCCGCTGCTGTTCAGGATTTCTTTGGGTGTAGCCAACATATTCGCTGGCAGATAGTCGATATAGTCGGCGTTTCGAAAGTCTTTGCCGACACCTTTCATAAGCGGAAGTTGCTGAATCGGCATTTATTCACCTCACGTACTCGGATCATCTTTCTCGATGTAAAACCGATTCCACGTAAACGCGCTTTTGTTACCACTACCGCGAGGCATGTCATTTCGCCGCTCAAGTGGTGGTATTTTGGTTAAAGCGATGCAGATTGTCTGATATGCACTGTCAGCAGCGGTAAGGAGAGCGTCTGACGGCTGAATGACGTTATCCATGCACACTTGCACAGCGAGTTTCAAAGCGACGCCATCATTTGCCCATGCAGGGATACCTGAATCATCGTCAGGTAACGGCATGATGCCGTTTTCTGTATCAGCAAACTGATACCCAAGCTCGATACCTTTCGCCTGCCATGCTGCCATCATGTCTTCGAGGTCATTAATGGCATCTTCAATTGCCTGAGGGTCAGCATCTGTCAACGTGGCATTGGAATACAGCCCGGCTTTTCGTAAAGCCTTTAGAACGAGATCACCCTTCGTTTTCGCCATCTTCTTCCGCCTTAGCCACTTTTTGCTTCGTTGCGGTTTCTTCAGGAGTTTTTACCCAGCCTTTTTTCAGGTGAGATTTAACTTCTTCGTCATCAACAATGACGTAATCGACAGCAACCTGACCACAGGTGATCATGTTGCCCGGCTTATAGAGCATTGTTCGTGCCATTGTCTTCTCCCAATAAAAATGGGGCCGAAGCCCCACCAAAATTACTGCCCAGCTATAACGATGCCCGTATATTCAGGAACAAGTACAGAGCAACCGTACAGAGTGGTGAAACGAGCAGTGGTTACGCCTTTGATGTGGTCGAAGGCGTAAGACATGATCAGCGTAGCGCCCTGCTCGGTGGTTGCTGTCATTACCTGTGGACCCTGACCAGTCGGGAACGCCAGTTTGCCGTACATCAGCTCAACAGAACCATCAGCCCAGAATAGGTTAGCCGGTGCGGCATTTTTGTTGAGAATGGTAATTGCTGCACCATTTGCCGCGTTAGCATCAACGTTTGCATATGGTCGGCTGGCGACATCCGCGTTGTCAGGCGGCAGAATTTTCGGGGAGATAGTTACTGTCGTTCCGCTTACTGCCAGAACGCGGAATACCTGCGGCTGCCCGGTGGTATCTTTGGTGATCTGGTGTACGGAATTCACCCCTGCGATGGTAAACGCATCGCCAACCTGCAAACCAGATGCAGATACCGTAATGGTCCCCTGTCGGTTATCCACTGGCATATCGTTAGCATCTTTCGCTTCAACCTTGTGCGCAGGTGCTGCTGCCAGCGTAATGGAAGTTGCTGTACCCTTCGGAACACGACCGGAAATATCGGTCTTGTAGCTATCAAAGGAAGCAACCGGAGGGATCTGCGCTTTTTCGTAGGCTGTCAGGGTTGCGCCCTGAGCATAAGCACGGTGACCAAGCTCGCCAGCAAGGTCTTTGTAGTTGAAGGGGTTCCAGAAAGAGCGACGGTTGATACCCTGCGGTACACCAATCGCCGTCATGGTGGCATCAATACCTGCCGCACAGTTCCACAAATCACGGCCCTGTGAACCTGTGGTTGAGTCAGCCATCGTGATCACGTTAGTAGCACGCTGCGTGACCATGGAAATCAGGTCAGAGTCAATCTGTGCAGCAAGGCGCATACCTGCGGCTCGACCAGCTTCAGTTTTATGTTCCGGGTCACGCATTTCACGCGCATCCAGAGTGTACAGAATGTTTTTCGGCTCCTTGAACACAGAAGGAACAAGGCGCTGAACCAGTGCTGTAGGCGTTTTGCTGCTGAGATCGAGGCCTTCCTCAATGTTCATGTGGTAATGCTGCGGACGATACAGAACATCACCTGCTCGCTGCATTGCGGTATCACCGGGACGGAATTTTTTAGCGTTACGGGAAACTACGCAGGCGGCCTCAAAGCCTTCAACGTAGTTTTCGAACATGATTTCAAGGTCTTTTGCTAATTGGTTAGGCATGCTTAATGCTCCGATAGGTTATTTTTTTGCCTTTTTAGCGGCGAAATACGGCGTCCAGTCACCAGTTTCCAGCGCCTTGGCTTTCAGTTTGTCGAGGTTATTGATTACTGCGCCGTTGCTCCCCTTAACTGTCGGGGTTGTGGCTGCCGTGGTTTTTGCTTTTGGCATGATTCTGGCCTTCGATTCGATACGTTCCAGTAGACGACCAATTGCTACGGGGTTGGTAGCTTCTGCCAGTTGCTTGCGCAGTTCAGCGTTGCGACCGAGTGCCAGAACAACGATTTCCGGCTTCTCTGACTCAAACAGGATCGCGTTTTGTGTCTCGATGGGGATTTCCTCGAGCACGGCCTGTTCTGCTTCCTGATAGCCAGGAACCTTGAGAGCCTTAACACGTTGCTGATATTTGGATAATCGCTCTTGATAGGCAGCCTGAAGCTCCTGCTCCTTCTGCTTGCGAGCCATCTCCTGTTGCTGGTACTTGCCGTTATCCTCTGCCCACTTAGCCATGCGTTGCTGATAGATTTCTTCATCGAAACCGATGTCCTCATCATCCAGTTTTGGCATTCGCGGTGGTTGAGTGATTACCGGCTGCTGCTCGACGGGTTTCTGAGACTGACGCATCATCTCTTTCAGCTCGCGGTCTTTCTCTTTAATCGTCTTGCGCAGGTGTTTTACCAGTCCATGCTCTGCGCCATCTTCGCTGGTTGGCGAATCCAGCTTTTCGTTACCAAAGTAGAATTCCTGTTCTGATTCGTCGTCATCAGTTTCAGTAGCATCCTCTGCATCATTGCCTGAGGACTCACTGCCATCTTCTGTTTCGACTTCTTCAGCCAGTTCGACATCATCAGGAATCTGCTCTGACGCGTCGGTTTCGATTTCAACTTCTGGTGTGTTTTCTGCCATCTGGTCCATTTGTTACCCCTGTTTACTCGATGTTCAGCCCATCGGAAGGCAATAGGGTGCCAGGCCTCATAAAGACAGCCATTGCACGTTATGGGTTAATTACTGCTGTGGTTGTTGCTGAGTTGATTTTTGCAGGATGCTGCTGATGTCCATGCGCTGCGCATGGCCTTGCGCCTGACTTTTCAGGACAAGCTCTGCATCAGCACGGGCATTATCTCCTTGCTGTTGCTGGAACTGTCCGAGCAGTTTCAGCGCCTCACGGATATCAGATTTTTGCTGGCTATCGGCAGATGCGAGGATTTTCACAACATTTGCCGCTGCAACCTGAGCATCCGTCTGTGCCTGGAATGCTTTAACCTGAATGGCTGCCTGCTCGTTCTGCGCTTTCTGCAATTCAGCCTGACCAGCAAGAAGCTGACCTTGCGCTGCAACCATAGCCGGATCTGGCTGACTGGCCTGTTGTTGTTTCGCCTGTTCAACCATCTGCTGTTCTTCAGGCGTTCTCGGCTTGATAACGCCAGACAGAAGCAACTGATTGCGGTTGTATTCTTTCAGGTCGTCCATCCCTTCGCCGTCCATATTGTCGAGAATCATCGACGATACAAGGTCGTGCTTCGGCGTTCCTGGTGGGATAAGTGCCAGCATGGAAAGTAACGACTTAACCGTTGCGTCACGGCGAGTAGCGAACGACTGACCGACATCGACAGTCACTTCATAGTTACCCTGCGAAAGGTCGTTAAGCGCGATAACCTGCCCTGTCTGACGGTCAACCACTTCACCAGTCATCAGCGCCACGTCATCGCTGCCGTCCTCATTAACGATACGCATCGGCGTATCGCTGCCATAGACTTCACGCGCCATAGAAAGCCACACAACGCCAGCGCGACGCATAGATTTAGCCATGTTGTCCATGTAGATATAGGACTGCGTGTCCATCCGGTTAAAAATGCTATCAACGGTATCAGTAGCGACGTTGCTCGGCATGTTCTCAAGCTGCGACGCACCTGTAATTTGCTGAATAGCCGTTCCGGTGTACTGCAATAGCCCGGCAAGAGCTGGAGGCATTTGTGTCGGAGGCGTATAACTGCTGACCTGAGCCTGCGCAGTAATATCTCCGTTTTTGTTTTTCAGACTGACCATCGGCAGGAACGCCGGGCGCTTTTTGTTGCGCTCCGCCCAATGAGTGGCGAGAGGACCAGGAATCATGTCAACATCAACTACAGGAATGCCATCACCGCCAGCCTGAGTAGCGTTATCTGCAATCATGGAAACCATCAGGTTCTCAAGACGCTGTGCATCCATCGCTTTTGCTGCGTGTCCTTCAATTCGCTCCTGATTATCAACAAATGAGCGACGCCCATATACCGGGATGAGAGGAATATGTTCGCCCGGAATACGCTTCGGTTCTTCCAGCCATTCAGCGCCAGACAGAAGACCGCAATAAACGCGGCGCTTCTTCACCGTTCGCTCGCCAATCAGTTCGAATGCACCATCGGTCAGTTCGTCGACAATATCTTTTATTTGCTCTTCATCATAGATTGCCGTTTCTCCGCTAACAGGGTTGCGCCACGCCGTGATCTTCACCTTCTCTATGCGAACTTCGTAGTAGCGTCCAACATAGATGGCATCTGGCGTTGACCAGTCATATTGAGTGCCAGTGTTATCACGAGAAAGGCTTGCCGCGGTGGAATCAGGGTATTCAGCCTCGAACGCTTTGGGCGTCATGGAGAACATTTCCATAGCCCACATAGCATCAGAGCGGTCATATTGCTTGCTGTCCTGATCAAAGAAGACGCATGTCGCTGGGTCGTAAACAGGAAGAAGGCTGATGCGTCGCTGCTCGTTACTCGGATCCATTTCATCTTCGTAATCGGCACACATGCGGAAACAACCGAATCCGCCCGTTACAGCATCATCAAATGCGTTATCACACGCTTCGCCACCGGATGTTTCCTGATAGTCAGCGCGGAATTTGCCGTTCATCTTTTCGGCTAACGCTTCCGATGCCTTATCGTCCTTAGGCCTGAATTTAACGCTGATGCGATTCTGTCGATACTCGCCAATGATGCGATCACATTCACGGGCAATCTTATTCAGTTCAAAGCGCGGGTAATGCTCAAACCTGCCTTCATCAAATGAGTAACCAGCGTTTGTGCTGCCTTCCCACTGTGCGCCGGACACCCGGACGAAACGTTGAGCCTCAATAATCTGCTCACGCATATCCTTCGTTGCTGACCAGGCATTATCAAAGTTGCACAGCACCTTGCGATGCCAGTCAGTCATCTTTCTATCATCAGCCATCATCCAACTCCGCAAGGTATGTTGTAGCTTGAGTAATCAATCTCTTTAGGATCTTTGATGTCTCGCATCTGTATTGCAAAACGCCTCATCATGTAGCCATAGCGAACAGCAGAAAGGATGTCGTCATTTAGCTTGACGATCTTCCCGTTCTCATCGCGGTGATACAGACGAAACTCTTCAAAGAATGGCTCGCAGGTGTTAAATACCTTGAAACGACCGTCGAGCATCATGTCGCGTATCTCTGCTATCCCGGGTTCGACCGCATTACCTCCATCAGGCCATGTTGCATGATCTGGCAACATGTCGAACCCAGCTTCGGCGTATTGTTCCTTGAGCTGAGCGCCGCCTCCCTTTTCGTGCTGATGCCCGTCATGAGGCCAAGCCGTAGGGGTGTTTTTGCTCCATGCTTTAACAGCACTCCATGCCTCTGTCGCCTTCTTCTGTTTGGCCTTCCAGACGCGAGAAAGATAAATCACGTCCTCGTCTTTATCCCACCAAAGCTGGATATGTGCCTGTGGGTGATCCCATCCGAAGTCCATTGCATTGATGACGTAGAAGTGATCAGGACACTCGAACGGCTGACACTTAATCGTCTCTTCCGGTATCTGGAAGATTCGACCGCTACCCATCGTAGGAATACCGCGAGCACGCGCCTCTCTCTCATGCTCGGGATAGGATGCGATGATTTGCTCTTTCTGTTCGTCTGTGTAGTGCTCAGCGTCATAGATGGTCATGTTGACCACTTTCTGCGACTTGCTGGGATTCTTCAGGAACTTGGTAACAACGTCAGACATCCCCATCAGCGGGGTAAACGTCAGAATTGAGAATTGCCCGTATTTGTTGGTACGGGTAAGACCTTCGCCATAAATGCTGTATGGTGGCTCTTCGTCAAACCACACGCCGTGGATTGTGTCACCCTGCCAGCGAGCGCGGCCTTGCGAGTATGGTTTGAAGTAGCAGATTGAAATGCCATCTTCAACGCCATCAGCCGTGTGATGCTTAACCAGAAGATGATCAACAAGGTTCGGAAAGAAAGGAGACTTCTTCCAGCTAATGATGTCTTCTTTAGGTATGGAACCGTAGCCTGGCTCATCATTCTCTTCGATACGACCACACAGGATGCGTTGAGTCGTTTTGGTTACAGTCTCGTTTGTCTCGCCGCCAATCCAGAAGACAACAGGCTCATAGAAACGCTTACCTTTCCACTCACCGCCATATTTACCATCAGCAGGATAGCCTTTTGTTCCCGGATAACGCCCGGTAAGGTGAAACGCGACTTCAGCAGCGCCAGTAAATGACTTACCAAGCTGGTTACCAGCCATAAAACATCGCTCTGGATAGTCATGTCCGGCGTCGATGAACTCACGCTGTTTGCTGTATGGCGTAAATTCATATAGCAGGTGTGTGTTCCGGTAGTTCTCTTCTTCTTCGAGTAGCTCGAGCAATTCGATTTGCTCTTCGTCGCTCAGGTTATCAAGAATCGCGTCCAGTTCCACGGTTGAATAGCTCCTTGATACGAGAGCGCCGCTTATCGCGATCTCCCTTATCAGGTGTCACGTCTTCAACTTGCGACTGCTCTTTGAGGCCCAAATCACGGGCGATGATGTTAGCGTTGAGAAGGTCAGCGGCTGCGCCAGAGAATTTCTGGTCGTAGATGATGTCTTCCGCTCGTGATGTGACGTCAGAAAAACCTTCCATTGACCGGAAGGTTCCCCATGTTTGCCTGGTGATATCAAGGAAGGTACACAATCCTGAAATAGTCATGGCTCGCATCTTAGGGACATTAGCCTTAATTATTTCTCCCTGATATGAAAATACCTTACCCTCCCATAGCGGGTTATCATCAGCCCACTCGAAGTATTCACAACAAGCAGCCCACAGCGCCTCAGGCGATTCGAATTTAGGATTTCGCCCATGACTACTGCGGGCCTCCCAAAATCGGTTGCCCTTTGGTGCTGCCATATTGATTATTTCCCTTCTGCTTGCTTATCCCATTCATCGCGGAATTTGGATGGGTTGTCGAAACCTTGAGTTGCCATGTTTATGCTCCGGTAGTGAACAGGTCTAACGCTTCCTTCGATTTACGCACCGCTTCGATTGTGCGGGTCGTGATATCTGAATTAGCGCCGCCTGACTGGAAGTGAATTTTGAATAGCTCAAGCTTCAGCTCGTCAGTGCCAATGAACTGAAATGCTTCTTCTGCGGCTGCGTTCTGGTTCATGACCAGTTTGTAAATCTCTAGCTGGAATTTCTGTTCTTCAGTCATGGGAATAATCTCTGCCATTGTTGGCTCCGTTTATCCGTTAAAAGGGATATCAGTTAAGTTATCCCGTGTAGGGTATAAGCCATTATCAAAGCCACTCTGTAGGGAATGGCTTTTGTAATAACTACTGTTCGCTTAGCTTCTGCTTCAGCAAGTAACCTTCGAGCATCCAGATTTTGTTTACAGCATTTTGCCGGGCAATCTTCCGACCAATTTCTGCATCAAAATTTTCAGGGCTTGCACAGGCACTCTCTCCGGTGACGGTGAAGCCATTCTTCAGCACCAGTACGCAGAAAGTGAGCAACTTCAATGGTGATAAATCACGATCGCCTTCTTCTGGTTTTTCTCTGCCACAATATTCGTTGCTGGAAATGGCACCATTTCGTCCATCATAAGCAGTAAAGTAATGCTCGCTTTTAATCACGTCTTCGATGTGCTGCGGGGTGATTCGCGGTGCCGTTTTGCCTTTCTCAACGATTTCTTTTTCGATTTGCTGGTCGTTCATAATTATGTCCCTGTGGAGTGGTTGCTTGATTAGGATGTCTTTCCATCAGTCCGCCACCACAAAGAATCTTTTTTGCCATAAGGCAGGAGGTTCATCTTTCAGTGGCTGTCAGTGTTATTTCCCCACTTTCTGGCTTGGGTTGTTTCGCTGTACTGCCGTAACTGGTTACCCAGAATAAATTCCGGTTTCATTATAAAGCCCACCCGTAGATAGGCTTTGTAATGCCTACATGGTTAAATGATTTGCCAGTCTTCAGCCATCAGGTCGCCAATGGATGGAACCCATGTAGCAAGGCGGTTCTGTGAGTTTTTCAATACAAGCGTGTCATTGAAAGTTGGCTCGCCAACATATTCGCCAAAGCCATAACCCAACGCAGACGCTAATTTTTCCCCTTTCACGAGATAAACAAACTGGTCTTTCCCATTCCATCCTGCCCGCTGCAAACTTTTGCCCTGTTTTAACGCTTCCATGGCAAGGCCGAAACTTAACCCTGATACCGGACGATAAGCCTTTTCGAATACTTCTTTTTGACTCCAGCTAACGTAGCCATCAAAGCGATCGGTGTTAGGTTTTCCGCCATCCAGATATTCAACCAGATAGCCTTCGTCCTCGCCGTTTTCTCCGGCAGGAAGCTGCCAGCCACGAAAATCGTTATATGCCTGTCTCGTCATCGGAAAGGCGTTAATCAGTTTTACGCCAATATGCTGGGTCATAAAATTACCTATGCAGTTGGGAATAAAAAGCCCCGCAAATGCGAGGCTAAATCCTGGTATTTGTAATGAACTGGCTCTTATCTCAACGCAGCCCCTTACCGCGCGCCAGATGCTCAATATCAAGCATCAGCAATGAGATGTTTAATCTGGATTCACTCCAGAAGTGATCACCACCCTGTCTACAGAGCCAGATGTGAAGGATGATGAGTAAAATTATCGCTATCATCGAAGGCATTGCGTCCTGATGTATTCCTGAAGCGTTCTCAGTGCTGTTTGGTCGCGGATAATTCCGTCCCGGACACCGAGAACGTTTCGTCCAGCAACTGGAGAGAGTTCGACGGTGGCATCATTGCCCATGCCGGAGGCGCTGGAGGTTTCGGCTGAGGATGGCACAGGGCATTTTCCTTTGACGAGCACCCTGCCACCATTATCAAGCTTGCGCCGAAGAGCATCATTTTCAGTTTTCGCATCAGCTAACTCCTTCGTGTATTTAGCATCGAGTGCATCAGCAGAACGCTGGCGCTGCTGCATGTCAGTAATGGTGGCGGTCGCCTGCTTCAGCTCACTGACTTTTTTATCGCGCTGTTCTTTGTAGGCGATGGCGTTATCACGGTAATGATTAACAGCCCATGACAGGCAGACGATGATGCAGATAACCAGAGCGGAGATAATCGCGGTGACTCTGCTCATACCTCAATCTCTCTGACCGTTCCGCCAGCCTCTTTGAATTTTGCAATCAGGCTGTCAGCCTTATGCTCGAACTGGCCATAACCAGCGCCCGGCAGTGAAGCCCATATATTGCTGCAACGGTCGATAGCCTGACGGATATCACCGCGATCAATCATCGGCAAAGCGCCACGCTCCTTAATCTGCTGCAGCGCAACAGCGTCCTGGCTTTTGGGAGAGAAGTCTTTCAGGCCAAGCTGCTTACGGTAAGCATCCCACCAACGGGAAAGAAGCTGGTAACGTCCGGCTGCTGTTGATTTGAGTTTGGGGTTTAGCGTGACAAGTTTGCGAGGGTGATCGGAGTAATCAGTGAATAGCTCTCCGCCAACAATGACGTCATAACCGTGATTTCTGGTTTTCTGTCGTCCGTTATCTGTTCCCTCTGACCACGCCAGCATATCGAGGAACGCCTTACGTTGATTATTGATTTCCACCATCTTCTACTCCGGCTTTTTTAGCAGCGAAGCGTTTGATAAGCGAACCAATCGAGTCAGTACCGATGTAGCCGATGAACACGCTCGTTATATAAGCGAGATTGCTACTTAGTCCGGCGAAGTCGAGAAGGTCACGAATGAACCAGGCGATAATGGCGCACATCGTTGCGTCGATTACTGTTTTTGTAAACGCACCGCCATTATATCTGCCGCGAAGGTACGCCATTGCAAACGCAAGGATTGCCCCGATGCCTTGTTCCTTTGCCGCGAGAATGGCGGCTAACAGGTCATGTTTTTCTGGCATCTTCATGTCTTACCCCCAATAAGGGGATTTGCTCTATTTAATTAGGAATAAGGTCGATTACTGATAGAACAAATCCAGGCTACTGTGTTTAGTAATCAGATTTGTTCGTGACCGATATGCACGGGCAAAACGGCATGAGGTTGCGCTAACAACCTCATGCCACCCGCTTTCACGAAGATCATGTGTAGAAGGCCGCAGCATAACTATCACTGATGAATTCAGGATAGCCAGTGGCTACGCTCAGTTTGGATTGTGGCGACCGGTGCTGATCTCCGGTTTGCTGCAACTGCCTACAGCGGGCTACGTGGCCACACCGAATCCAGCGAAAGATTCTTGCCCTTGCACATCAGCCTGTGCATTCACCACAACGGAAAGAGCACTGGCTAACCAGGCTCGCCGACTCTTCACGATTATCGACTCAATGCTCTTACCTGTTGTGCAAACAAAAAAAGCCACCGTTGCAACTTAAGAGTCACTAACGGCAGCTTATGCCAATAGTGTTGCTCATTTGCTCAATGATGTCAACACGTTCTATGCTACATGTTTAATTTTCTCTACACGTTTCCGATTTTTAAACGCACTATCCAGAACCGGGTAAATCATAAACAACGAGGCATTAAGGATTTCGTCAACTTCCCGTCGACAGGTTGCGAGCGATGGTTTTTGAATGCGCCCGCCGCCACGGCATAACATCTTGCGAGGTCTTGCGACGCGATGATAGTAAGATGCAATGGCGTGCTTGGAAGAGCCATGAGCGTAGTAGCTGAGGAGGATTCCAAAGGCTTTCTTGTCAATGTACATGACGGAATCGACGACCTGAGAAATCAACATTCCATCATCATCATTACACATTGGCCTTGTCATAACTCTTCCCGGCTCTACGCTCTCCATGAACTTCGCTATTACGCTGCTCATGCGCTTTTCCAGGCGGCCTGAATAAACCCATGCGCCCCACAGTTCAAGCCAGCCATTCAGCCAATCGTGCTGTTCTTTGGTGAGGTTTAGTTCTCTTATGCTCATCGTCTTCCCCTCTTGCCCTGTTTGACCATCAGGACGCCGTTAACTATTACGTGACGCTCGCCTTTGCTGTCTCGGTTGTACTTGAGCACTGTTCCTCTTGCGCAGGAAAGCATCCTTGCCACTTCGGTCTGATTGCCTCGTGTCTGGATAAGAAGCTCTGGTATCGTTTGAATTGTGGCGTTCATGCGTTCTCCAGTTCGGTGATTTTTATTCCAAGCCTTCCGCCTGGTACTTTCACGCCACGAATTACGCGAATGTCATCGAATTGCTCGTCGTCTTCCGCAAATCCGGCGTGGATAAGGGAGTCGAGTAAACCCTTCAGGATGTTATCGAGGTCGCGGCGGCGGGAGTCTGGAACGTCTGCGATGACTTTGATGCGGAGTCTTGATTTGGTGAAAATGTCTAACTTGAGTTGGCGGATGATTTGCTGAACGTCTTTTCGGTATTTCTGGCCTTTATCGCTGATGTAGTATTGGCTTCCCCGTCTTCGCCAGTAGGTGTTCACCGACGGCGGGTAAGGAAGCACAAACTGATATTCGTTCATGGCTTAATCTTCCCCTCCTTCAGCAGTATCGCCTGCGTCCTGATCACGCCTTCGAGGTGGTAAAGTCTGGCGTCTTTGTTGTCGAGATTATGGGTGCGTCGGTCGATTTCATCGTGACACGCGCTACAAGCCCATGCGCCGATCAGGTCGTCAGGCTTCATTCCCGTTCCGCAAATTCCAGCCATCCGGTAATGTGCCAGAACTGTAGTTTCAGGATTACCATTGCATACGCCGTAAATACGTACCTGGCATTCTCTGCCGCGTGCTTCTTTGCGTAGGTTAGCCATTAAGCAGCCTCCCCTGTTACTTTCAGCATTCCGTTATCGAGCAGCTTTCTGGTCAGCCACTGTTGACCACGCCCGGTGATTTTTGTGGTGAACGATATCTGTATTCCGTGATTTGTGTTGACCGCTGTTTCTTTCACTGTGAAATAGCCGCGATCCATATATTCCTGCATTGGCACATTGCGCCGGGAACCTGAAGCAATAAGGATTTTGTGATCGCGCATCCACGCAAACAGTTTGTTTGGACCAATTCCAACAACCTTTGCAAAGTTTCCAATCAAAATTCCGCTGGCCTCGCCAACGCGATCGGCAAACTCAACTTTAGGTGCGGCAATTGCGAGCTGGTTTTCCAGTTGCATTTTCTGCTCAGCAAGGTCAGCAGCAAGGCGCAACGCTTCTGGTAGCGTTTTTGGGATATTAACCGCAGTTTCTTCAAGCTCTCGCCAACGGTCAACAAGACGAGCGGTGAATTCCGGCGACAACTGGGCAACGACAATAATGCTGTCGCGCTTGCCTTGTTCGCCTTCGAAGACGTAAGCCTCGACACTACGGCGCAGTCCTAAGTTATTGATTTTTTCGAAAACCTGCAATGCAGGAAGTTGAATAACTCCAGATTTAGCCAGGCGCTCTATTGATATTTTTACGTTATCTGGACGACTTCCCACCAACTCAGCGATTTCAATGCTTGTCATTTTGATGGCATTGCCATTTATTAACTCATTCATCGTCTTCTTCCTCGTACATTGAGCTATTCGGATCGCTCATCAGTTCTGCGCAGCAATCGGAGCACACGTGAACTTCCAGCACATGCAGCTTCTGACCGCAGTTAGCGCACGTTAAAGCTCGCTCGACGCTTTCTTTCTGGTATTGAAGGGATTGGGATGGGCTAAGCATTATTGGATTCTCTGCATCATGAGAAAGACAATCATGGCGGCGCGGAGGGGATTTTCATGTATAGCTCGCTTAGATTTACAGTAGGCCACACCGCGTGCACCCCACTCGTCTTCATCGAGATTGATAATGCTAATCCTGTATTTTTCAATAATCGGCCATGCGTCTGCTGGGTTTACGCATGGGTTAAATGATCCGCGCTCAACTTCTACTTCAACTGCGTCTCCGTTTACAATGTCTCCCTCAAATGAGACAAACACCATATCGCCATTCTCACCTTCTTTGTAATCCGGTGATCCGTTATGAATGGCTTCGAATACCGCCACGTTAATTTCAAAATCACTTAACTGTGAATAATCCATTGTCATTTCCTCGCACGATGTCTTAGCCACCGGATATCCCACAGGTGAGCCGTGTAGTTGAAGGTTTTTACGTCAGATTCTTTTGGGATTGGCTTGCGTTTATTTCTGGAGCGTTTCGTTGGAAGGTATTTGCAGTTTTCGCAGATGATGTCGGTGAAACTTCGTCGCTGTCGCCTCATGCCGCCCTCCTGACGCCCTGCCCGATCGCCATCAATGCCGCTTTGGATACGGTAGTAAACATCCGTCGAGGACTGATAAACGGTCGCCAAATCAGCAGCATGGAGCCTTTGCTGTTTCCCTTCTTCTCCAGCCCCGTCGATGGTTCGATAAAATTAATCCGTCCATCAGTGATAATGCGAACTTCGTCGACACTCTCCAGAGCCTTGCTGAACCATCCGACTGACATATCCTCTGGCACAAGCATCACTACCGTCTGTCGCTGTTGTATGCACTGCTCAGCGGCTTTTTCCACCCACGGCCTGATATTGCTGTACGGTGGGTTATTCCAGATTGCACCGTGGCTTATCCACTCAGAATTTAGCGCGTCGTCAGCCTCAGTTAGCCAGTGAGCGCACAGAGCGTTTTTGTCGCTCGCAGCTGAATCCAGCCAGAATCCAAACTCAATATCCAGTGCATCAAAAAGCCAAAGCGGCGTTTGCCAGCAGTCCTTGTCGTGTGCTGGCGTATTTGATTTGATAGTCATGCAGCCCGATCTCCCCATCGCGCTTTCCATTCGAGAGCTAGTCGCGCTTCGTCTGACCACTTAACGCCACGCTCTGTACCGAATGCCTGTATAAGCTCTAATAGCTCCGCAAATTCGCTTACACGCATCCTGCTGGTTGACTGGCCTATTACCACAAAGCCATTCCCGGCAAGGTTAGGAACAACGTCCTGCTGCTTTAATGCTGCTGTAAAAACGCACTTCCAGCTTTCTGCATCCAGCCAGCGACCATGCCATTCAACCTGACGAGAGACGTCACCTAAGCAGGCCCATAGCTTCCTGTTTTGGTCTAAGCTGCGGTTGCGTTCCTGAATGGTTACTACGATTGGTTTGGTTGGGTCTGGAAGGATTTGCTGTACTGCGTGAATAGCGTTTTGCTGATGTGCTGGAGATCGAATTTCAAAGGTTAGTTTTTTCATGACTTCCCTCTCCCCCAAATAAAAAGGCCTGCGATTACCAGCAGGCCTGTTATTAGCTCAGTGATGTAGATGGTCATACGTCAGCCCCTTGTGCATATCGTCTGCCACGCGCAGCAGGTGCATTTGATGCTGTGCAAATCTGTCTGGCTTCATCCTGGTCACATGCCACAAAGTGTCCGTTGCAGAACCGCTGGTAAACCGTACCAAGCGAGCCAAAACGGTTTTTCGTCACGATGATTTCAGCAAATGGTGCGGCGCTACTGTTCTCGTCATATACCGCTTCCCGATAGAGCATGATGATTGAGTCTGCGTCCTGCTCAATGCTTCCTGAATCACGCAAATCTGCGTTTGTCGGGCGTTTGTTTGGTCGCTTCTCAACATCGCGCGAAAGCTGACTCAGGGAGATAACCGGTGTTTTCAGGTCTTTCGCCATCGCCTTCAGGCTTCCGGAGATGTGAGCAATTGCGAGGTCGTTGCGGTCTGCTTTCGGCTTCTCAATCAGGCCAAGATAATCCGCCATGATGAGTGACAGGTTTGGATTTTCCTGTTTGTGCCGTTCTGCGATTGAGCGTATTTCCTCGACCGATAACCGCGATGCATCGACTACCCATACATCCAAATCCGCAAGCTGATTCATGCCGTTAGCAACGCGTGCCCAGCCCTCGTCATCCATTGATGCAGGATTTCGCAGTACGCTAACCGACATCCTCCCGGCGTTGGCAATGCTTCGCTCTGCAATCTGCAATGCGCTCATTTCCATTGAGAAAATCAATACTCCGCGCCGGACGTCAGAACCAGGAATAACGCGGCTTGCAACGCCTTCGGCAATCTTCAGCGCCAGTTCGGTTTTCCCCATACCAGGACGAGCAGCGATTATCACCAGGTCTTCCGCGTTCATCCCTCCGGTGATGGCATCAAGTTCTTCGATTCCGGTCTTCAGGGTATCTGACTCTTCTCCGTTCCTCAGACGCCTGTCAAGCGTGTCAGTGTAGTCAGTAATGATTTCCCCTAACCGTACAGGTTTTACCTCGTCACGGGGCTTTCTGATGGCTGAGAGACGCTTTACAAGCTCATCCATCGCCTGACTCGATGCGTCGATGGTTCCGCTCTGAATTGGTTCACGCATTTCATCCATGATTTCCAGCACCAGACGGCGGTGATAGTTATCCGCGACCATTCCGGCATATCCCTTCAGGTTTGCGGCACTCGGGCAGTTTTTGCTGGTCATCAGGATTGACGTGAAATGCTCCTCTCCGCACGCCTCGGCAACCATCAGCGCGTCGATTAGGTTTCTGTTTCTCGCCTGCTTGCGGATAACCTCGAAGGCTTTCCGGTAGAGCGGAATTGAAAACGCTTCCGGCTCCAGCGTTGCCAGAACGTCACTGGCAGTTGGTGTTAATCCACCAATCAGCAGGCCACCGATAACGCTCGCTTCGATATCCTGTCTCATGCTATCCCCCTGTCTGCAAACTTCCCTTCCCGTACTCCCGTTAACGAATCTTCCCTCAGCAGGTAATCAAAATCTGCCGTCCAGCCAGTGTCGTTGTCTCCGAAGTAAAACGGCTTGGCCTGATGTACAAACGCCCTGACATACGCTCTGAAACCGTCCACGTTTGGCGTTTTCAGTTGCGGGATGATTTTCTTCAGGCGGCGTTTGCGTTTCTCGTTGACCGCAACAGCGTGTGGCAGTCTGTCACCGACTTCGGTGTTGTAGGCGTTCAGGAAGGATTCGTAGTCGATTCGTTCTGCCTTGCGACGTTCATGTTTAACCTGCCCATCGCCTCCCCCATTGGGGGGTAGGGGGGTATTATTTATATTCTTGTTAATACCTTCTTGTTCATGATGTGCGGTTGTTTGTGCGGCTTCATGTGCGCTTTCATGTGCGGCATGTACGCTGAAAGCCGCGCCATTACTGGCTTCATCATGTGCGGCATCATGTGCGGTTGTTTGTGCGGCTTCATGTGCGGGTGAATTGTCCATTTTTTGAGCATATTCATGGTAATTTGTGATGGTGATCACACGACCTTTTTGCTTCTCTCCATCAATGGTGATCATCCCCTCTTTCACAAAAACCTGAAGCATCCGCTCAACCTGATCACGGCTTGCCGGCTTGCCATGCCTGTCGCATAACTGAAGACCTAAATCAGCTGCTGTCACAACCAGTTGACCGGGTTGCAGATGCCATTCATGACCTTTGAAATTCGCTTTGTATGGCTTTCTGGCGGCATTCAGGAGAAGGTTTTCCCACAGGGTGCGAAGATAAACATCTTTCGCCCATGACTGTTTCAGAATGCTCCGGTACAACGGAATGTAACCAGTTTTCTGGTTCTCCATCCTGTTGCTCCTGCGCTCGTGTGCGGCGCTGAAATCGTAGATTTTTGCTGTATTGCTCATAACTACCTGCCTTGACGAAAGACCTTAAGAACATCGTTAAACTGACTTACGGATATGTCTTCTTTGAGCAGCTTTTCCAGAAATGCGTTTGGAATGAACGTATATCCCTCCTCTTTTGGTAGAGACGGGAGCAACGCCCTCGCCTCAGCCTTCAGAAGCTCAGTTCTGGCAACTTTCACAAAAGAGATTTGAGTTCTTTCATCAATGGAACGAAGGAAGCGCAAACGCTTAGCTTCTTTGTGTGTATCAGGTGGATTAAAGCCTTTGTTTCGCATATAATTACCTCGTTGGATGTTGTTAAAATTCCATTTGTATTTGATCAGAACGCTCGGTCTTGCACACCGGGCGTTTTTTATTGGTGAGTCCATCAAGCGCATACTTAAAAGCCCTGCTAATCGGACTGATGTCTGATGCCATTCCGAAAGCACACAAGACCGAAGCAATAAATCTCCAGTCCGTTCTGCTTATCTTCGATTCATGACAACCAATCATCTTTGCCAGACCGCGCTGGGTAAGCGTTGACAGGTTGATGAGTAAATCTGTTTCAGCGCGATCAACGTCGCGCTGTGATAGTTTGCTGTAACTTGTTTGTTCCATTTCTTACTATTTCCATAGGTAAATAATCACTAATACTCATCTTTCGATGAGTGCTTAATTAGTTACCGCGTTGTCGGCGGTGCAGATTGATAAAGAGCGGTGTTACTTATGCAGTTGTTTTTTTGTTGCTTGGGAAGGGCTTTATTTCTTCCGCATAAACGCTTCCATCAGCGTTTATAGTTAAAAAAATCTTTCGGCCTGCATGAATGGCCTTGTTGATCGCGCTTTGATATACGCCGAGATCTTTAGCCGTCTTGGTTTGACCAAAGCGCATTGCATAATCTTTCAGGGTTATGCGTTGTTCCATACAACCTCCTTAGTACATGCAATCATTATCACCGCTAGAGGTAAAATAGTCAACACGCACGGTGTTAGATATTTATCCCTTGCGGTGATAGATTTAACGTATGAGCGCAAAAAAGAAACCATTAACACAAGAGCAGCTTGAGGACGCACGTCGCCTTAAAGCTATTTATGAAAAAAAGAAAAATGAACTTGGCTTATCTCAGGAATCTGTCGCAGACAAGATGGGGATGGGGCAGTCAGGTGTTGGAGCTTTATTTAATGGCGTCAATGCATTAAATGCTTATAACGCTGCATTGCTTGCAAAAATTCTCAACGTTAGCGTTGAAGAATTTAGCCCTTCAATCGCCAGAGAAATCTACGAGATGTATGAAGCGGTTAGTATGCAGCCATCACTCAGAAGTGAGTATGAGTACCCTGTTTTTTCTCATGTTCAGGCCGGGATGTTCTCGCCTGAGCTTAGAACCTTTACCAAAGGTGATGCGGAGAGATGGGTAAGCACAACCAAAAAAGCCAGTGATTCTGCATTCTGGCTTGAGGTTGAAGGCAACTCAATGACAGCTCCGGCAGGATCGAAACCAAGCTTTCCTGATGGAATGTTAATCTTGGTTGACCCTGAACAACCTGTTGATCCTGGTGATTTCTGTATCGCTAGACTTGGTGGTGATGAATTCACATTCAAAAAACTGATCAAAGATAGTGGGCAAGTGTTTTTGCAACCACTTAACCCGCAGTTTCCAATCATCCCATGCAATGAGAACTGCAACATTGTAGGCAAGGTTATCGCCAGTCAATGGCCTGAAGAGACGTTTGGGTAATTCCAATTGTGATTTATGAGCAGTCAATTCCGCCAGATTGGTGATGATGACAAGCCGCTATAGCTTAGCTTCAACATGAATACATTCATCGTAACCACAGCAGGGAGTTTAACGAATGAATTCTATTGAAAATCATGATGTTTATGTGTATACAGGCGATATTCATCGTGATGGTTATCTTGATCTCACCAATGAAATCAAGAAACGTAAGTCACAACATGGATTAAAAGAGAATGTTATCTTCTGTGTTGCTACTTATGGCGGTGATCCAAATGCAGGTTATCGTATAGGTAGAGCTCTACAACACCATTATGAAACGGTAACACTTTTAGTTGTTGGACCATGCAAAAGTGCTGGTACACTAATAGCTATAGCAGCCAATAAACTTGTTATTGGTGACATGGGGGAGCTTGGGCCATTAGATATCCAACTGAAAAAAAACGATGAAATAGGTGAGATGAGTTCTGGTTTAGCTATCATGACAGCTCTTGATGCTCTAAAGGAACGCTCTATTTCAGCGTTTAACTCACACCTTGTTAAGATAAGATACGAAAATCAGATAAGTACTAAAATGTCTGCTGATATCGCGACCAGACTTACAGAAGCGTTGATAGCACCTATGGCCGCACAGATAGATCCAATAAAGCTTGGTGAACATCAGCGCGCAATGAGTATAGCTATCACTTATGGCCAACGATTAGCAGACAAACCAAGCAGCCTAAAAGAAGGGGCGTTAGGCAAACTAATAGCCTCATATCCTTCACATGGATTTGTTATAGACAGAAAAGAAGCCAAGGAACTTTTCAAGTGTGTTGAGCATCCTAAAGGTATAACAGAAATACTCTATAATCTTTTCTGTGACAAAATTCATAATGGTGACATTCCAACATTTGGAAAGCCGAGGGTTATTGATTGTACAACGTATCTACAAAAAGAGGAAAAAGCTAATGCCGAAGAATCTGCAACCGGAGATGGAAATTCTCAACAAGATGTTGGAAAGCCAGATCCAAGAAGGTCACGATCTGGCAAAAAAAGCGGAACAACACCTGAACGAGATCAAGAAGGAATTGGAGCCGTATCAATTCAACCACCAGATGAACAGCAACCTAATGCATGATCTCTTTGCTCTGTAATTAATTCCTCACAACCCGGCCTCAGCGCCGGGTTTTCTTTGCCTCTCGCTCCCCTTTCCCAACAACACATAACCATTTGTATTTATTGGAAAACTAATAGATACAACTTGCTAAACAGTGCAATTCTGATCCCTCACCTACCTAACAATTCACCCCTGCAAAAAATAAATCCATATAAAAAACATACAGATAACCATCTGCGGTGATAAATTATCTCTGGCGGTGTTGACACAAATACCACTAGCGGTGATACTAAACACATCAGCAGGAAGCTGGAAGCCAAACGGAACAGATTGGCAGGCTCTTTAACTTCGATGGGGCGCTGACAAAGCGCAAACAGATACCAAACGAGATGGGTTTGGCGGTGATGTGAATTGCAGCAGCAACGACAGCAACCAGAAGATCAGCATCTGGCGCATTACCACCAAAGCCATTTCACATGAGGAAAATATCATGACGGTAATCGTGTACGGAAAATCAACATTTGCAGGAAATGCCAAAACTCGCCGTCATGAGCGGCGCAGAAAGCTGGCTATCGAGCGTGATGCTATATGCAACATCATCGATTCGATCTTCGGCACAGACAGTGAGGAACCTGTTCAGGAAGCCCCGAGAAAGCGTTTAAGCATTTCTGAAAAAGCAATATCACTCGGCATCATTAGCAAATCAAATACAGATGCGAATAGCGGAAGCGTTTGTTTGCCTGAAGTTGCACTGTATGCTGCTGGTTACAGAAGGCAAAAACTAATTACAGCGAGGTAAAAATGAAGCCTAGCATAACAATCAAGCCAGCGAGAGATAATAGCAGGAACCGCCGCAGAGAGGCCAGGAAGGCAGAAAGAGCAGAGAAGGAAAACAAGAGCCGGGAGGAGAGAAAGGCAGAGATTTTGGAAAAAGGAGGATTGGCTGCCGTGAGGGGTGAAAAAGCAGCTGAATTAGCAGTAGCTCACGAAAAGACAGAGATTGACAATAATTCTGGTGGAGATGCAATGTTTAAAGTTGTCAATCACGCCCATCAACGAAACCCCAAAAAGAAATGGTAATCAACCCGTCCAAGACGGGTTTTTTATTGCAAGCAAACCACTTATTTGAGGTGAGATATGACAAAATCATGGAGCGTACCTTTTCCTGAATCAGAAACTGAACATGAGGGAATGCCTGTTTTCTGGAGATTCCAAGCGACAGTTGAAGAAGATGGAATCAAAATATTCGCACTTCAATATATAGCTTTTCATCAGACAGAGCATTATGCATGGTTGGTTCCTGCGCATTGGATTGTTAATTTTAAACCAGCACCAAATCAGTGGTTACAGGAATGGAAACAAAGGAGAAATAGATATGCAATTAAGAAAGTAGCAAAAAATGCAGAAAGATCTTTTGCATTCCCAACGAAGAAACTTGCTATTGAAAGTTTATTGCGCCGGAAGAAATACCATTTAATGAGGATAAAACAAGATTTGGCTGTTGTATCAACTCTTGTTGATGGGATGAAAAATATTGATACATCAACACCAGATATTGAATATAACTTTGGACACAACCAAGAAACAGAAAATTGGGTATTCTACTAGGCCGCATAGTCGGCCTTTATTTTTGGCACAAACAACAGAGGTGAATATGAACGCAGTTGAATTTACAAAATGGATGGCAGAGCAAGATATCACAGGAGCCGACGAAAAGGCTGTGTACTACATGGCTCTGCTATGGATTCACAAAGCAAAAGAGGCTGCAAATGCTCTTGGAGATAAGTAATGAAAGTAAAAATAACTGCTTCTAATACCAGTTTTGTTAGTGCTGGTGATATTACAGAAGTAATAACAAACCATGATGGAACCCAAGTTATGTGGTCTGATTTTTGTAAAAGATATGAGCGAGTTAGTTGGTGTAAACTCGTATGGGGCGTCGAATACGAAGAATTACCTGAAATGCATGACGAATAAGCACTGTGTATTCATTCCAACGAGTGAATACACGGAGCAATGTCGCTCGTAACCAAACAGGAGCCGACTTGTTCTGATTATTGGAAATCTTCTTTGCCCTCCGGTGTGAGGGCAATTTTTTTGACGGAGGATATATGAGTGAAGTAACAGATTTAGTTGTTATTGAAAAAGCAAATGCAATGACTGTATTTCAGTCTGCCGACCAGATTGAAGAAATCCTTCAAAAGGTTGAACGTGAAGTTATGTCCTTTGTGCCTGATATCACAACGGCAAAGGGCAGAAAGGAGATCGCTTCTCTGGCGTATAAAGTTGCGCAGACGAAAACATATCTCGATGGTCTTGGAAAAGACCTTGTTGCTGAACTGAAGGAAATTCCAAAGCTAATTGATGCCAACCGCAAGACAGTGCGCGATCGCCTTGATGAGCTGAAAGCCAAGGCACGCCAGCCTCTTACTGATTATGAAGAGGAACAGGCGCGAATTAAAGCTGAAGAAGAAGCTAAGGCAGCAGCTGAAGCTCTCGCAAAGCAAATTGAGTCTGACCATGAAATAGCGATTTTGATGGATCGCGAATTTGACCGCCAAAGAGAAGAGGCAAGACTCAAAGCGGAGCAGGAAAAGCGAGAGCATGAAGAACGCTTAAAAAGAGAAGCTGAAGAGAAAGCCAGAGCTGAAGCCGAAGCAAAGGCAAAAGCCGAAATTGAAGCAGCAGCAAGGCGAGAAGCAGAAGCTAAGGCCGCAGCGGAACGTGCAGAGCGTGAACGCATTGAAGCCGAGCAACGAGCACAGCGCGAAACAAAAGAGGCAGCAGAACGAGCTGAAAGAGAAAAGCAGGCGGCAATTGAAGCAGAACGCCGAAAAGCACAGGAGGAGGCTGAACGAATCCGGCGCGAGGCTGAAGCAAAAGAGCAAGCCAGAATAGCAGAAGAAAAAAGAATCAAGGAAGAAGAAGAGCGTAGAGCAAAGGATAAAGCTCACCGGAAAGAAGTAAATAACAAAATACTTGCTGACCTTATCAAGGTTGGCGCATCAGAAGATGTTGCTAAAAATATCATAACAGCCATCGTAAAAGGCGAAGTATTCGCAACAAAAATAACCTACTAATAAAACCAACATAAGGAACCACCCATGATTTACGCAATCGCGGGAGGCGCTCGCATGGGTGCCTTCCAATTAAATGAATCTTTACTTGAACGAATCACCCGTAAATTACGTGACGGATGGAAAAGAGTTGAGGTCTTGTTATGCGCAATGAAATAGCCATTAATCACCAGATGCTTCGCGCTGCACAAAATAAAGCAGTAATAGCCAGATTTATTGGTGATTCCAAAATGTGGCTTGAAGCAAATAAAGAGATGAAATCAGCTATCAACCATCCGTGGTATCGCAGGAAATGAGTTTTACAGACAACTGGTCAGACGAAGAATTCATTCGTCAGATGAAAGAATTAATCGGTAACGAAGGAGATATTCATGTCACTTGCAACCACAGTGAAGGAGAGCAAGTTACAGAGACGCATGTACACGCAGCAGGCGTTAATGTATCGCCAGAAGGGAGATCGTGAAGGTGTTCGCGTATTTTTAAATGCGGCAAAGACTGAAGTATTAAATCAGCGTTATTTCCTTGGGCCGTGTCCATTCTGAGAACAATCATATGAGCAAAGAATTTTACGCAAGACTGGCAGCTATTCAGGAGAATCTGAACGCGCCAAAGAATCAGTACAACTCATTCGGTAAATATAAATACAGAAGCTGCGAAGACATTCTTGAAGGCGTTAAGCCGTTACTGAATGGCCTGTTTTTATCAATCAGCGATGAAGTTGTGTTGATTGGTGATCGGTATTACGTGAAAGCCACGGCAACTATTACCGATGGTGAAAACAGTCATACGGCAACCGCTCTTGCACGAGAGGAAGAAAGCAAGAAAGGAATGGATTCTGCACAAGTTACGGGAGCTACAAGCTCTTATGCACGCAAGTATTGCCTCAATGGTTTGTTCGGCATTGATGATGCGAAAGATGCAGATACCGACGAGCATAAACATCAGCAGAACGCAGCAGCAAAGCAATCAAAGCCATCACATACACCTGAGCAGGTTCTAAAAGCATTCACTGACGCAGCATTGCAGAAAAACACCGTAGAAGAGCTTAAACAGGCGTTCGCCAAAGCGTGGAAGATGCTCGAAGGCACACCGGAGCAGCACAAAGCGCAGGACGTTTACAACATCAGACGAGACGAATTAGAAGGAGCGGCTGCTTAATGGCACATTCGATTACTGTAAGACTAAACAAACCCGCAAGAGAGTTTCAGGCCGGGGAAAATATCGGATTCAACATCCGTGCTGGCGTTCAGTATTACGATCGCCAGACAAAAAAGAAAGAATGGACAAACTACAGCGCCGTTGTATTTGCCAAGCCGGGAGCGCAAGCGGATTACTACCGTAGTGTTCTTGTTGAAGGTGGCATTGTTGAAATTACCGGAGAAAACATCAGGGTTGATGTTTATCAGGGGCAAAATGGTCAATCAATCACTCTTGAATTACTGAATGCAAAGATTGGATTTGCAACTTCAGGAAACAGCCAACAGCAGCAAAGTAGCAATCATCAAAATCATCCTGAATACGACGATTCAATTCCCTTCTAAAGTAGCAACATAAGGATTCCATTATGCCAGCGCCTCTGTATGGTGCGGACGACGCGCGCCGCTGTTCCGGCAATTCCGTGTCGGAGGTGCTGGATAAATTCAGAAAAAACTACGATCGGATAATGTCGCTACCGCAGGAAACGAAAGAGGAAAAGGAATTTCGCCATTGTATATGGCTTGCAGAGAAAGAAGAACGCGAGCGAATTTACCAGACATCAATCCGACCATTCCGCAAAGCCACATATACCCACTTCCCTGAATATATCGATCCGCGCCTGCGTAATTACCGCTCACGCTATGGCGCTATCAGTAATGACTGAGGAATTTACCATGAGAGGACTTGCATACAATCCCGGAATTCTTCCGGCAGAAATGATTATTCGCCAACGCGTAAAACCAATGCCATCGAGAGAGGAATTGCTTAAGAGAAATTCTTTTCCGTCAGTGAATCAAAACAAATATCTGAATGCGATGTTGCGGAGTGGGAAAAAATGAAACAAATGTCACTAATTGAGATGGATGGTTTTCTGAAAGGTAAATGCATCCCCCGAGATTTAAAGGTTAACGAAACAAACGCTGAATATCTGGTGCGTAAATTTGCTGAAGCGGAGGCCAAGTGCGCGGCGCTGGCAGCGGAGAATGCGGGGCTGAAGTCTGGCGCTATGGGCGAAATTGAGGTTATCAACCGTGGAGGGCAGGCATATTGCGTAAAAGATGGAGTGCAAGTTAATCCCATGTATGCAAGAGGGTGGAATGACTGTCGCGCAAAGTCTCTGCAATCAGACACCCCGGCCACCGATGCTTTTTTGGCTGAAATTGAACACAAAGCAATCCGCAAGTTCATTAACAGAATTGAACACATCCTGCGTGACAAGTTGTCACCGTATGACACCGAAGAGATGCTTGAGGCTATGCGTATTTTTCTGGAAGAACAGGGAGGCGAGCAAAAATGACAATCACAAAACAACGAGTAGAAAAAATCATATATCGCCATGAAATGGGACTGAACAGCGATGTCACTGCCGAAGAGGTTTATGACCTGGCTGTACTGGCGCTGAATTTATCAAATATCGCAAACCTGAAGCGATACGAGCTTGATATGGATGGTTGTGACTCGTTCGGTCAGGATTGTGGCGCTGACATGACTGAAGATCCTGATGGCGATTATGTCCTGTTTGATGACGTGGTTAAGTTGTTTGAGTTTGATACATTCGAAAGCCCTGCAAGGAGACAACCAGTGAACAAGATTGACTATCAGGCATTGCGTGAAAAGGCAGAAAAAGCAACGTGTGGTGTGTGGTCGCTCGAATATGGAGAGGGCCGATTTGATGGTGATGATGCGCTAATTCATCGTGAAGTTGTTGGATATCTTCCCATTTGCAGAATTGAAGGAGCGCATCCTGAAAGCGGTTTCGATGAAGATTTCCAAATAGAACAGCAGGCCAATGCTGAATTCATCGCCGCAGCCAATCCGGCTACCGTCTTGGCGCTGCTGGGCGAGCTGGAAACAGCAAAAAAGCGCATTGCAGAACTGGAAGCCGAACCTGTAAGCCAAGCTTACAACTTGCCAGAATTAATCGAAGGCATGGAAGTTTCCATTGATGTAAGTACTTGTGATGCTGATTTAGGTAATCGCTATTTCGGCACCGTCACCGAGGCGTCAGAACTTGATACTGCCAAGAATGGTTACATCCTCCTGGTTCAGGACGCAGAGCCAAACTTCGATGTAAATGGCAAATCTCCGGTAACTCCGGATGGTTGGATAAGCTGTAGTGAGCGAATGCCGAAAAAGAATCAGGACGTACTTATTTCGGTGGATTTCGATAGTGATCTGGTTGAGCCGCTAATATGCTCCGCACGCTATACAGGAAGCACATTCCGGCGCGGAGATGCAACGATTAAGCCTGGTAATGGTATTGAGCAAGCAACTCACTGGATGCCGCTGCCAGAACCGCCGCAGGAGGTTAACCGTGGCTAACCTGCAACTTGCCGTTAAAGGTGAATAACAATCCTCGCACTCGCGGGGATTTCTTTTATCTGAACTCGCTACGGCGGGTTTTGTTTTATGGAGATGATAAATGCACTTCCGAGTCACAGGTGAATGGAATGGAGAGCCATTCGACAGGGTTATCGAAGCAGAGGACATCAACGACTGCTATAACCACTGGATGATATGGGCGCAGATAGCGCATGCAGACGTAACCAATATTCGAATTGAAGAACTGAAAGAACACCAAGCCGCCTGATGGCGGTTTTTTATTGCCTGATTTGCAGGTTCGATTCCCTATTTGGAGATAGCACTCATGCAACACGAACTCCAGCCTGATTCACTGGTTGATTTGAAATTCATCATGGCCGATACTGGCTTTGGTAAAACCTTCATCTACGACCGGATTAAGTCCGGCGACCTGCCAAAAGCCAAAGTTATCCACGGTCGAGCAAGATGGTTATATCGTGACCATTGTGAATTCAAAAATAAGCTCTTAAGCCGCGCCAATGGGTAA